GGGGTCCAAACCCGTTCTGGACAAAGTGTCCGGAGGATATACCTGATAGCTACAAATGTAGTTGTTATGTACATCTTCACGTCGCGCCGTACTTCCGTTTGTTAATAACCATTAATGAGCGGAATAGGGTGTTTTCTGGCTTTCTAAGATCTATTTCTAAATCGAAGGCGGTAGAATCGTGCCCTAGTGGTACTTACTTTGCACACAGTGCTGTAAGGTAATACAAGATACTACTGTTGGAGAGGCTTGATATGTCTCGAAAGAACAGAAAATTAGCCCGACAGGTGAGAACCTTAGGTTGTACAACCTGCCTGCAGCCCAATCTATGTTTACATGGATTGGAAACTGAAACGGTGTTCGTACCTCCCTTCTCAGAATCAATAAACTAAAATTATGAAGAGTAAATTACAATTCTTTAATTTCAGTCCACGGATGCTGAAAGTGTTAGTACCGAACTTCGCCGGCATGTTCCGTGTAAAAGCGGGACGGCCACTCGTCGCGTGGTTCTTACGAGCTACGCGATGGGTGAGAGGAAATCTCACTTCGTCTTATGTACGGATCTGTGTATCTTTTATCAGAACTTTATTACCTCTGGCAAAACGATCAGGAGTTAAGTACGTGGTTTTATACTTGAAGGTTTGTAACATGTTGCTTATGCAATATGTTGCGGGCCAAGTTCCGGTTAATCCCAGAACTTTAGGGCTGGCTGTGTCACAAACTCAGTCAGGTCTACCTCGTATTATCCCTCGTGTTCACCGGCAATTTATTATAGAAGGTTCTACTTTCCATGTACGCTTTTGGCTTACATTATTCTCTATTTATCGAGCAATCGACTATAGAGGAAAGTTAAAGATTAATTCTATTATCAATCCTGGTGTCTTATTATCTAATTCGACGTTTTCTGAGTTCCAGTCGGCCTGCTTAAGTTTCATCAAACTTAATAAAATTCAGTCATTTGACAAAATGCCTGAAGCAGTGCCCTTCACAGTGTCAACTAGAAGCCCAAATAGCTTCCATATTGATCCTGTTCTTGCTGATCGTCCTAAGGAGATCTCGAAAGAGGCTCATTTAACTGAGGATGTTGCCTTAACAGCTTCATCTCTTCCTAGTATTATCGCAAGTTGGATTTCATTAGGCCGAAATGGTCTTGGAAAGTATGCGAAATTATACGCAAGTATTACAGGGTCCAGAGCGTTTGCGCTTTGGATTGCTGCTTACGAACTATCTCGACACTGGACTACCCATAACAAAGTTATCGGATGGTTCTTTAGTCCTGCTGCGTTCTCTAAGTATGCTGGTAAACTTGCATATAAGATTGAGCCTGCTGGAAAAGTCCGGGTGTTTGCAATGGTTGATGTAGTAAGTCAATGGTTGCTGGCTCCCTTACATAATATACTATTCTCAGTCCTTCGGAAACTTCCTACGGATGGAACGTTTGATCAACTTGGCCGAGTAAAGAGCTTTGCTCAATACCTGGTTCGAGCTGAAATCAAACAAGTATATTCGTTCGATTTAACCGCGGCAACTGACCGTCTCCCTCTATCTCTTCAACAAGTTCTGTTGAATTGCTTCTTTAGCGATGACAGAGTTCCAATTCTTTGGGCTAATTTATTAGTTGATAGATGGTATAAGTTACCTCGCCTTAACGGTGATTACCGTGCTACAATATGTAGTAAGCTTGGTCTCGAACCATCATCTACCGATCAATACCTCGTTGATTTCTTAGAGATCAACAAGGCACACTTTAAGGCACCTTGTGTCACTGCTGTGAAGTATACTGTTGGGCAACCAATAGGCGCTCGAAGTTCCTGGGCTATGTTAGCTCTGACGCATCATGTGATTGTTCACAATGCGGCGTTACGAGTGAACCTCCCATATTTCTCCGATTATCTCATCTTAGGAGATGACATTGTGATTGCTAATCAAGCAGTCGCAATGGCCTATGTTGATTTACTCTCAGAATATGGAATACCGATCAATATGACCAAGTCAATTCAAAGTAATAATAGTTCTTTCGAATTCGCCAAACGTTTCTTAATGTCTGGTGTTGACGTTAGTCCTATTACTTTCCGAGATATGGCTTGTGCACGATTTGACGTTAGAGCTTTACAAGCTTTAATCCAAAAAGTGCTGGCCTTCCGAGATCTTAAAGTCTCGCAAGTGCTGTCAATTGCTGGATATGGGTATCACGCTATCGCTCGAATATATGCTCCTTACGTCGCTGTTTCTCGTCGTTTAGGACGGTTACTGATATTATTATCGTTTCCAGGAGAACCATTCTCACACTTATCTGGTGTGAACGAATGGGCTCTAAGTCACGGTTTTAATGTTAAGTCCATCCGAAAACCTCGAGGTAACGTTGTGGGTTACGTTAGATCACAGATTCTGAATCTGTGTCGAAGCGTTAAGTTCCCACACGTTCCAGCGGATAAGCAGTTGTTCTTCGAAGCGATCTCTCGCTACGCGCAGACTAATTGGCCGATGGCAAACCTATTTTGGGATGTCATACGTCCATATTATGTAGAATTAAAAGATCTATCTATGAGTACATATACTTCGATTGCTTATAACAAAGCATATCAGAAGGAAATGAATTCAGACGATTTAAATCTTTTATATTCAAAACTGCGTGACGCAGAGAAAGGTGCAACAAATGCATCAAACGAATTGCAAATGTATAGCGAGTATAATAGTATTATTACTCTTAACTCAGCTAGAAATTTACGATTTGCTGATGATTTGAGGGCACATTTTCCTACATTGACGAGTGACCTAGGGAAAGTAACAACTTCTCTAGGGAAAGCGAAATCCTCTCTTCCTTTACCTAAATCCAAATAAGACCTAGGAGTCTGGAGAACCAATCGTGGTTGATATCCCGAAAGGGTAACGTTAGCATACGGTTAGACCATGCTGATGAATTGACTAAGATGACCTCTGAGCATCTCTTGGAGTAGAAGCCCCACGGGTAAGCTATACTTCATTTAACGATGTTACGTCATCGATAACACATTACAGAGTAATGACCTGTCGTGTGGTCTCGAATTCAGTATGAAAAGTCTATAAAGTGTTCGGACTTAAAAACCGAGGAAACTCCCAGACCGAAAGATTCAGAAGTTCTGAGTTGATTGAAACAAGCATATCTAAAACAAGACATGAAGCAATCTTGGACGATAAGTCATTTATGTGGAGTTGCGTGAAACGTAACCACAACTTCTGTCACTAAGACAGAGCTTTCTATCTAACTAATTCAAGGATAATGGCCTCTTGCATAAGTGGTGTTTACACCACCTCTGACTAAGCCTTTGAATTGTCTTGGAAGGGTCGAAAGACTTGAATGGACCTTGACTTCGGTACCATTTGTTTTTAACAAGACGTGGTCTTCCCTCAGAAAGAAGATGAAATCTTGTTGGGTGTCATGTTCTGAAACATAACATGCGCTCGGAGCACTACGCAATTGTATTAAATTACGTTGAGTAGTGTAAGGTAAAGTAAGGCGTGTGTAAGTCTTTTCTTACAATGAGAAGACACACATTAAATTACTAATACGCTACAATGCGCCGTCTCATCCTTAAAAGGAG